TACTTTACATCGTAAGTGTTATTGGCATCCTCAATGCGCGCTAAAACCTCCGCAGAAGTAAACTCGTGAGCATATGCCGTATAGTCTAAATCCGAAAGTAAATCCTCGCCAAAGGTATCTTTAAGCGTTACTCCTTCTCCGTAAAAAGTGAGCTTGTAAGAACTCGGTTTGCCGTTTGTTAGCGTTGCTCCGTCTAATTGTACTTTTCCCTTACGAAAGGTAGTTAGGTTTATTTCTATATATGCGTCTTTTCGTAGGTTGTTGTCCGTTGTGAAATCAATGTCTGAATTATACCAATGCTCGAAGAATACGTTGTTAACATCCGATGCAGGCACGGTGAATCCTTGCGAGAAATCCGTAAACGTTTTAGATATGTCCTGAACGTTTTGGATAGAGCTTGTTACCTGTATCTGCTCGTCATTGAATAGCTCAATGCGGTTACCTTCTATGTATAGTTGTACCTTTCTCATTAGACTACTGAATTGATAACGTCATAAGCAAATTCAAACTCGAGTTGGTAGTTGATCATATGAGTATTAATGCTCTTGAATAACTCCGTGTTTTTGGTGTTTAGTTTAGCAGGCTTTTTGTTGATTAGAATGCGCTCCGATAGCATCAACTGCTGAATCACCTCTTTGAAACTTTCCTTAACCCAATCAGTATTCACTCGAATCATCTTCTTTCCGTTGGCATTAAAGATCGCTCTCTGCCCTTCCAAAGTTGAGTAGTTAGGGTAACGAGTTTGCATCAGATTGTACTCGGTGTTTTCAACTGCCAAACTATCGTTGCTTGCTTTGAAGAACCATTCACGCTGCCAAGCTCCAAACTTGTTGACAAAGTCCAATTGAACTGGTGTGTACTTGCACTCCTCTTTTGGTTGAAACGTAGCCGTAAACAATACCGCTGCGCTGCCGTCAATGATTTCTAACTTGTTGCCTACTGCTGCATATGTTGATAGCACTCTTGGGATGTCTCGCCACACGTTGTTTGTAAGACCTGTAGTTGTTGTTGCACCTGTAGATAGGTTCGTGTATTTAACCGAGTTTCCGCTGCCTGTGTATAGCGTTAGCCATCCATACTCACCGCTTAAATCATAGTTGTAGGTATAAGTTCCTGATGAGAGTAGATAGTTTCCGAGCGCAGGGTTGTATCCTTCTTCGTAGTATCCGTATCCATCAACACCAAAGTGCGTTTGAGTGCTTCCTACCTGAATAAAAGAAGTGCTAATTTTCTTAAATAGCTTCAAGCCTACGTTGCACCATTGCGTTGTTGGAGTTGCAGTAATTACGTTTGTTATCGTTTGTAGTGTGTCGTGGTCTATATACTCACGGATGTAAGGCGAAACGTCGTAGTAAGTCGCAGGATTGTTTGAAGAAGGTATCTTCTTGCTTAATGTGTAAGCAGGTGAAGCAGGCATTGAGCCTGTGCCGTTCCAAAGAAAGATCTCTAACTTGGTTTCTATCTGCGATGTTTCGTTAATCGTAACTATGTACGGATTCCGTGCGTTAATTGTTGCCATTATTTCAGTATATTATCAATTTGTTGGTTGAATAGTTTTTCTGCATCCAATCCGAAAGATGCTACCAGTTCGTCAGGTAGATTCCTGTAAGCAGCCTCAAATGGTTTGGTAAAAAACATACTCGGTTTCATTCCTTTGTTGTATATTCCTCGTGTGATTAGAAACGCAGTAGATTCATAGCTTAAGAACTTTCCTGATTTTCTATCCTTGAATTGAATCCGTCTTTTTTTAACCCAATTAAATATGCCTTTTGTCAGTCCGCCTTTTTTACCTGTACCTGATCCAAACTTAAACGGAGATTTAGGTGCTTTCGATGAACTTTTTTTACCCTTAACACCCAAGTCTTGATACGCTCCGTAATCATCCATCGAAAACTGAAGCGAGATAGAGTTAGGCATAGCCTTTACATCCCCTTTGATGGAGTTGTACAAGCTCTTGGATACGTTCTTTCGTTGGTTTGTTAAGTTGCGTTTAGATACGCTAATAACGTGGTTACGGAAACGCTCTAAAGATTTCTTTACCTCGCTTTGTTCCATCAGCAGATTGTTACCTCGTTAGGGATTAAAACGTCAAATGTCATTGTCCATCCCGCAAGGTTGTTCTCAAATCTCTCAACAAAAGGCTCGCAGTTAGGGTTACCGTCTACTACTACTTGTGAATCCCACATTGTGCCGTGTAGCATTTGTGCATAAGCTCGGTTTAGGATTTCTAATTGAGTGTTGAGGACGTCTTGCTCGTTCGTGTTTCCCCTGAATCCGTCAGTAGTTGCCTCTTTACTAATGTTGACGATGTCCATTGCAATCAGGCTAACATTGAATCTGACTACGTTGGTCTCAAACGATGCGTTGTTGATCATAACGTGTACAAGCGGAAAGATTGTCTGCTTGTTTAAGTCTATCTCAAAGATGTCTCCTTCGGTTACGGTGTTCACTAGTGCATCAGCATTGAAGTGAGTTTGTAGGGCTTGTGTTATTGTGTAGAATCCTTTCATCGTCTCATTTGTCTTTGGAGTTGTCGTTGTTCAATTTCGTTTTTTTGCTTCTCGAAGGTGAGATAGGTGAGACATTTAGTAAGTCGGAGCTTCGTAATTTCATCGAACTTTGTAACGTCTCCTTTAGCGAGTCCATATATTGACTGATACCATCCCCATCGTTTGGCAAATTGAGTTGTTTCACTAAAGTCGCTGACAGGTTCTTGTCCTTCTTCATCTGCTTCTCCAAATAGTTCAGGGTAGCCGTCAGTAACTCGTTTCCTAAATTGTAAAAAAAAACCGATGCTGCAATGCAAACATCCAAAGGAGCGAACTGCATCAGCTCTTGATGGTCTTTACTTGGTTTGTACTCGTGTAATTCGTACTTGTCTTTAACTCGTGTTTTGATAGGACGGTACATAACCGCCATTGCCTTGTTATAGGTCTCCCAACTCTGCAAATGGCTCTCCAAATCTACGTACTCACCGAATGTAATCTCTTCAAGGTTCGGAATAAAACCAAAGTCAATATCCCCAACTCTAAAGGTCTGCTGAAATTTAGGCTTCTGACTAAACAATTCAACAAAGTGAGCTACCATTTCGTTGAGTGAGGTCATCTTAATCTTTGCTACGTCCGCTAAACGGATGCCGCAGAAAATCTCAATCATCTTTTGAGCTACAAATTCCTCATCATTTGAATTTTCCTGCACTTTTAGGAAATCTACATAGTGCTTTAATGGGATTTCGTTTAGTGACGTAGGTACTTTTACTTGGATTTCCATAATAATATAACGTTATTAATCATTTTTGTATTCTTGAGCAAGGACATATGAGTACGCTTGAGCTAACATTTGAGCGTGTTTGCGCATTGAGAACACATCGTCAAAGACAATATGTACTTTCCTGCCAGTTCGTTTGTAGATATATTCCTCAACGATTGCCTTCATACGAGGCAGCTCATCGGATTGCGTATTGTCCATAGTTTGAATTTAAGCCGAGATTCTCCATCTCGTGGTATCGAAGGGCATCTATAGCGTGGTCATTGCCTCCTGCAGGCTTATTTAGCCTTACTCCGTTTTTATCTACATCCCAACAATAGGAGCGAAGTTCTTTGATTAGGTTTGTACTTTGCTTGGTAACCAAATACTCCTGTCGTTGCATTACATCAATTCCGTAGATGATTGAATCCTTGCCTTTGGTTACTCCTTTAATCGTCTTTCCAAACCTACGTATCTCCTCGATGGATTTAGGCTCACTTGAATCAGCGTAGATAGTAACGGCAGACGGAAGTATTCTTGCAATGTCGGAGTTCAACATCCCTGTGCGGTAAACAAGTTCGTTTACTATTCGTTTTCCGTTCCAATTATACACCTCAATTGCAGAGGTAGGATCATTCGTGTATCCAAAGTCTAACCCTATGCCTATCAATCTTGCGTCATCAGGTAGCTTGTCTATCTCTTTCCAATTGCCAAAGACTACACCCTCAAGCATTCCTACCTCACCGAGTCCGTAAACCCTCCACCAGTTAGCCCAATAGTTACTTGTGACTGCCTTATCACGGTTCTTCTCTATCTGCCTTACTATGCTCTCATCAAGCGCCTCATTGTCTTTGTATGTAAGGATAATAAAGTCTGCGTCAGGTTCGTCTTTTAGTTCGGTGTGAACCCAAAACTCATTTGCAGGGTTGAAGTCAAGGTAGATCTCTTTCTTGGTACGGATGGAAAGCTCAAGGTAAGCATCAAAGGTTACGTTGTTGCACTCGTTGATGTACAAGATGTCACGTCTTGCTCCTCGAAGTTTAGATGCGTTATCAGCAGAGAAGAACTCCATCGTGCTTCCGTTGGCAAATTCGTATCTTAATAGGGTTGCGTTAAACCTGTCTTCTACAAACCTACCAGTCCACCGCATAATCTTGAGAAAGTCTTTCAGCGCACCTCTGCGAAGGTGTGGGATAGTCTCGGCAACTACTGATACCTCTAATCCTTTTTCACGAGCGCACTTATCTATCAGCACAGGCAAGATCCCAAACGTCTTACCTGCGGATGTGCCTCCCTGAATTATCTTAACTCTCTTTTCGAGTTCGTAGATTTTACGAATTGCCGTTGTTACCTGAAACATTAAAGTTAAATAGTGGTTGCTCGGTGACGATAGTGTTCTCGGTCTTCTCCGTGAGTCCGTTTAAACGTGCAGTTAAGTTAGCGTTGTACTGCCCTACCAAGCCTCCGTTGATTTGGTCTTGTCGGATTTCTCGCTTTATGTGTGTAGAGATAGCATAAAATTCGTCGTACGCTTTGTTTTGATTCTGAATGTAGTTCGATACGGTAAGGTCAAACTTATTGAAGCAGTAGACTTCGAAGCCTTCCATTGTAAGTGGACATTCGAGAGGTTCTGCAACCATATCACCAGTCCTTTGGTTTAGGTTGTATTTGTATCTTGGGTTTTCCTTTACCCATAGTTTGTAGCTTTTGAATAAATCTAAAAGATGTTCAGGGCTATCTATCTTTCTTGGTCTTCCTACTTTTGCCATTATTTATTTCGTGTTTTGTTAGTTGTATCATACATTGTGAGTGCCTTACTCCTAAATCAGGGAACTCTTTCACCATTGAGTCATCTGCTATGCATCTTTGTAGAAACTCTATTGGTAATTCTTTAGGTAGTGGAGTTATTGTAGGCATCTTTTACTTTCTTGAAGTGGTCTAAAAATTCGTCTTCGCTTATCTCTTCTAAACACATCAGTCCATCTGCATCGGTAAAGTATTCGATGAGGTGGTGTCCGTCTTTTCGTATCCTCGCTGACATTTCGTGAGCATACTCAATCAGGTCTCTTCCGTAGTCTAAAAGAAAGAATCTCATTTGTATTCTGCGTAGACCTTTTTCATTTTGTCGATAATCTCCATCCAACAAGTAGCACAAGAAGTAGGCTCTCTGCTGATTCCGAAGATACGGTTGTAAATCTTTAGGATTGCGTCTTGCTCACTTGGTTTTAAAGTGTCCTTGTACAATACATTAGTTTCAGTTAAATAGTTGTATTCGTCTTCGAGTAGGCACTTCGGATTGCGGTAAGGGAATAACTCATTGAGCTTCTTCTTACGTTCTTCGCATCCGCAGTCCTCACCTGCTACAAACTCTACTAACTTTTTGATTCCTGTGGCTTCCGTGATTTGTTCGATTGTATCACCTAAACCTGTTGCTTTTCTTTTTGCCATAATTATATTAATTCAAATTCTTCGTTTAAAAAGTCGGTATAATCATCGCCTACCGATTGACGTATTTTTTCTTTACAAGATTTTATAGTTAGGAAAATAGACTTTAAACTGATTCCTGTTTCATCTGCTATTTGACGCATTGGTTTTCTTTCGTCTTTGTATATCTTCCACAACTTTTGGTCGTACCAATTCCAACCTTTAATCTCCCATTCTATTCTCTCATAGATTCTCTCCAATGATTCGTGTTTTGCTATGACTGGTTCTTCATAAGATAAATCATAAACATCGTTTAAATCTAACCTATCCATCTTCTGCTTTCGGATGTGGTCAATGTAAACACTTCGCAACGTCAACCACATATGCCCTCTATTAATATCATCCGTTACTATCTTGTCTATATGATTTAAACGTAATATGCGGAGGTATGTTTCCTGTACGATGTCTTCAGCAAGGAACTCGTCACCAAATGTGCGGACTACTGATAGCCATTCTTTGTGGTGTTTTGCTAATGTAGTAATTTTGTCCATTGGTTAAATTCTAAACAAATATAAGACTATATTTTAATCAAACAAGTTGCACGCAAAAAAAGCCACCTGTTAAAGTGGCTCTAATCCGTTTAAATATACCTCTCGGCTAACGTAGTTATCTAACTTGTGAAGTGTTGACAAGGTGACGTCTTTGCCTTTGAGGAAGTTGTTTACTTGGAAGTGATGCATCTTGTATCCTAATAACTTAATGTCCTCTACGATTTGGTTTCGTGTTCGGGTAAGTAGGAGTTTGTGTATCTGCTTCCGTAGGTCTTCGTCATTGATGTACATATCAGAACGGTAGATCATCGTCAATACTATCTCCAATTGGCGCACGTTCAACTGGTGCTACATACGGCTCGCTAAATGCAGCGGAGAAGAAACTTCCGTTTTTGCCTTGCTTAACCCATAGAGCTACTTCCATCTCTTTTCCGTTAACGTTTACCTTTCCTTTGTAGTCAGGTTGTTTGTCGCTCGTCTTTTTGTCGTTCTTAAAGATTGCTCCTGTGTTTGTTTTGTTTTCCATTATATACTAAAAATTAAATTGATTACTAAAATAATTGCTACTGCCGTTACAAGTAGCATTGTGCAGATTGCTGCGAGGTATTC